CTTTAACTTTTCTATAAACGTTAATATGATTTAATGTTACTTCACCTTGAGTTACAGTTACAGCGTTTACTCCTTTTACTATATAGCTAGGAACACCATCCATATAAAGGATAAATCTGTTTGCCTGTTTTGGTTCAAAGGCTGTGAAGAATATTTCGTTTGCGTCTAATATTGCCATGTCTTTTTATTTGTTATAAATATTCAATTTTTAAAAATTACGCTGGGAAAGTAGCTCCAGTTGGTGTGATAATGAAATCTAAGTAAATAAATTCAGCTGTTTTAGTTGGTTGAACATATATTTGACCTACTAATTGATTTTGGTCAATTACTGATGCTGTATTATTACTATCATCCATAATTACTCGGAAAGCATACAAACCTTGTTGTTGTTGAACTGATTCTAAGTATGGGTTAACTGTAGCTAAGAAGTTATTTCTTGTTGTAGCGGTATTTTGTTCAAATACTAATGTGTTAGCTACTTGAGAAATATAACTCTTAAGAGCAATTAATAAACGACGAACATTTACACGATCTAAAGCACTTGCTCTAGTTTGTAATGTTTTCTGACCGTAAACTACTCTTTGTCCATTAAGTGTAGCGATTGGATTTACTTTACCATTATATAAAGTATCTCTATTAGCTTGAGATAAATTTCTTTCAGCTCCAATTACTTGACTTAAACTACCACGATTTAAACCTGCTGGTGCGAACCATGGGTAAGAAACACTATCATTATAAGCATAAACACCTGGGATAACAGTTGAAGCTGGGATCCATGTTAATTGGTTAGTGTTTGGTTCTAATACTTGAACCCAAGGCCAGTATGTAGCAGCGTATGAAGTATTTTTACCAGCGGCGTTAGAAACAACATCTGTGATAGTTTTACCATAAGATACCATATCTGGGATGTAAATAGCATCTCCACGATTTTGGATACTAGATATTATATCATTAATAACACCAGCATGATCTGTAAGATCATTACATAATCCGGGTGTTGTTAATACATTAAATTTATAATCATCTGTGTTGGCTAATAAGTCAACCATACGATCATAACAACCAGGTGTTAAACCTTGAGTATCAGTGCTGTTTATATCATTATAGAATTTAGCTCCACCTCTTATTTGTCCTAAAGCTCCACCAAATGAACCACTAGCGTTAATTGGTAATGAACCAGTATATAATGGATTTGGAGTACCACTATTTAAGAAATAATTAGGAGTAGTTATGTTAACACTTTTAACTCTTACATAAGCAGATACATTACCGTAACTTCCAGTTTCTTGTAAATAAGCTACACCACCATCAGTTCTATATGTTAATTTTTTATCACCTATTCTTCTTGATATAAAATCAGGTGAATAGGGATCTAATGATAAATTAGTATATTGTTCTAAAATAGTTGGTTCATTAGTTGTGTCATTTCCTTGTCTGATAAGTAAAGCAAATGTTCCTGAGGATGTGTTAGTAGCTGTTATTTCCCATCTAACATTATTAGCTGATCCACTAGCTAAAGCTCCAGCTGAGTCTTCAGGTCCAGCGCTATTCATTATAGTACCTTCAGAAATTGTTTCTAAAACAAATACTGGGCTAGCTGCTCCACTAGAACTTACAATTAAACTACTTGTAGCAGAAGAATAAGATCCTGTCACAACACGAGCTACTAATAATGAAGTACCTCCATTATCAAAATAATTTCTAGCTGCTATAGATGTAAAATAGGTGTAAGTTAAAGCTGGGCTTCCACTTTGGAAAACATCTCCAAATTTTTGTTGATATTGAGCATATGAAGTGACTACTGTAGGTATTTCTACTGGTCCTTTTACTGTCGGACCGATGATAGCCGCTCCAGCAGTTATTGGACCTTGAGTTACAAATGATGTGTCTACTTCATTTGCTGATACACCAGGGGATAATAATATTTCTGCCATGTTTTAGTTATTGTGTTTAGTTTTGTTATAAATATCTTAAGAGGTATCAAAATTATGGTAATATAATAATTTCTCCTTTTTCTAGGTCTATATTTCCTTCACCATATTTTTTTGATAACTCTTCACTAGTTTTAGTTTCTTCTTCTAATTGTTTTTGTAATTCAATTTTAAGATTTTGTTTTTGTAATGTTAAAACTTCTAATTGATATTCTACACTACCTAAAGCTGTTATTATATTAGCTTGGTTAATTTGTAATTTCTTTAATGATTGAATTTCTTCTTGGGTTAAAACTTTTTTTTCCATAATCTATTTTATTATAAATATCATGAAGTAGGTGGTAAGTTATTAATGTTTGAGACTGTTTCTAATCCAAATGTTAATTTATTACGATTTGAAAATTTAGGTACAAATGTTGTATCTTTTTGTATTGTATCTGGTATGATATAGCCAAACATCTTAAGAGTGAAAGTGCTTTTAACTATTCTTTCAGCATTGTCTGATAGCTCAATAGTTGTAGGGAATGAATCTACATTTGTTTTAAATTTAAAACGTTCAGGATCACCCCAATAAGCATCAGAAGCATATTCAACCGCCTCAATTATTTTATTTAGCTGTTCATTATAATAAGTAAACACAGCACAATCATAAGTAACTGTTAAGTAATCAGGTACTACAGTAGCATATAACGTTTGTTCAGGTTTTATTCCATTTAGTATATTAAAACTACTATAAGCATTTTGTTTACTATATTTTTTACCAGTGACAGCTACATTATGAGGATTATTAGCATCTAATTTATTTGTTAGAGATCTATTTTTTTCAATGTTATTTCTTTTAAACATTAATAATGGAGCCATTAAACGACCTTGTAAATCTCTTAAATAACCTTGTTTTTGGAATGAAGCCCATTTCTCAGGTGAACCATATATTACAGGTACAGATAACAATTCTTCATTTTGTTTAACTGTTGGTTTAATAACATTTTGAAAGTAATACATTATAGCCCAGTCTAAATCCTCTAAACCAATAACTAAAGGTTTAACAGTATCATCTCTAAACGAAGTTTGGCTCGCTCTATTAATATTATTAGTATCATTAGGATTACCAGTTGGAGAAAAACCAAGAGCATCAACTGGTGGGACATATGGTTCCTGTAGTTGTTTACTTATCTCTTTTTGAGTTTTAGGTATTGGTTTTCTTTGCTTAGCCATTATAATCTTTGTTTAATAATGTTAACACGATCTGCTGGTATGTAGTGTGTTTCACAAACTACACTTACATTATATCCAAATTGATCTAATCCTGGGTTTAATGGGTTAGTTGCATATGGATAGTCAGGATCTTTACCCACAAAAAATTGTTTAATATTTGTATTATCAATTTCAAAATAAGATTCCTGGTATAGTAGTACGTCCCCAACTTCAGGGTGAACATTTGCGTCAACTAAATCATCTCTTAAGAATGCGACTTTAATATCCCAATTAAAATCAACACCAAACTCACTTGTAGGACTTGTATTATCACCTACAGTTATTAAAGCATTTAATAAGATAGGACCTTCAAAAAATTTACCACCTGATGCTTCTCCATACATATTTATTTTAGTTTTATCTAAAACATATTTGTAGAAAGCAAGTTGTTGAGTAATAACATCTCCCATCAACTCACGGTTGATTTTTCTAAACATTGATATGTCTCTTGCAGATCCGAATATTGCCATTATCCGATGTATATAGTCATTGGTACATTATTAATTTCTTGTCTTCTAAAATCACTTTCTTGAGCGCGTCTTTCAAGTAAAGCACGATTTGAAGTTTCATCTAAATACATTCTTAATCTTTCAATTAAAGCTGTTTTATCTGTCCCAGCAGATGCTAATAGATCTGATTGGTTTAATGTTACGGCTTGGTCAGGAATAGGTACAGTTGAATATTTTCCACGTACGTATCCTAGCATTTCTTTACATAACGCTAATGTATACTCAAATATCCATTGTCTACCTATAGAATTAATTTGACCATATATAGGATTAGTGTATGGGGCATTTGATGGATTTGTTATAATATCTCCATTTGGGTTTTCTGTAATACTATTTGTTAGTCTATCTTCTATTTTAATATATTCAAACCAAATAAATCCTCCTCTAGTATTACTATCATTTGGTATAGGGAATATTTTTAGTTTATTATTTATAATATTAAATGTGAAAGCTGATAATCTAATAGTGTTGCTTAATTCTATACCCTGAACTACAGCTGCATCAAATGCCGCTGGCATCATTAAGTAACCGCCTCCATATCCACCACCATAGATGCCTCCATAGATACCAGCTGCTGGTACTCCACCTAATCCACTAAATGCTCCTAAACCATAAGGGGCATACATTTGATTTACAGCTGGTATTTCTTGGTAAAATACTCTTTTAATTTCTATCCCACCTGTGATGTTATTTTCAATAGCCCAGGCTCCTAAATCATATTCTTGAGTACCACTTGTAAGAGCCATAGCTCCACTATAATAAGTTACATTTCCACCCACACCTGCTTCTTCACCATATTGTTGTGATAAACGAATGACAGTAGCCATGTTAGGTGTAATAAGAGCATTAGTAGGATTTAATGTTGATGGTGCTCCTTCTAAAGTTAACATATTATCTCTAACCTGGTAAGCGTATAATTCATTACCATATGTAGTTATTGCTTCTTCAAAAGCCGCGTAGAAGTTTAAATCTTGCAATTCAACTTCCATAATAGGATATCCTAGTCGACGAGCACAAAATGTTGTTACTTTATCAGCGTCTATTTGAAATTGAGTATCATAGTCATAAAACCCAAACGGTGTCATTCCAGGAATAAATGAGCTAGAACCAGGATATATAGGAATATTCATGTGTTAGATTTTGTTATAAATATTAAAGGAAAATAAAAGATCCCACTAGGGGATCTTCTAAAATATTAATAATATTTATTTTTTATAAGTAGTTAATTCCTATATTTATCTCATATGATCCAGATTCAATAGCACTATCACTTAATGTTTGAGTTAACATATCAGAGAATGTATAAACATAAAATGCATTTGGATTTATATCTAAAGTTGAAACAAAAATACTACCGAATGAAGAAGTATTAACTTGTGGGTTATAAGATATATTACTAACTATACTTCCAGTGTAACTACCTGTTCTTCCTGAAAATGATCCTGAAGATACAAATGTATATGATCCAGTAGCTGTACGAGTGAATGAACCTGTTATAAGATTTGTAGATTTTCCACCTGTACTGGCTGTTATTTGCACCATAGTACTAGCTGATTGGTAAATAGATGCTGAGTAGAGTGATAAGAATGCCATTATTTTTATTAATTTAAGGTTACGTTATATTGAGGTGAAATTTTTAAATCTGGAAAAGTAAGAGTTGATGAGAAATTGTGTATTCCTATTCCCCAACATTTAGCACTATAAGCGTTTAATAATCCTACTGGGACATAAGATGTTCCATTGTAATAATATTGGTCAGGTGTAAAAGAACTTATATATCTAGCTCCAAGATCAGTCCAACCAAAGAAATTAGCCGCATATTGTTGTGGCAAATTTATAGTAAATTTAGCAGTTCCTGGTTCTCCAGGGTTGGCTGCTAAATATGGGCTTATACCACCAGCTGTAAATGTTCCTGGTATAACTGAAACTGTAGATGGTACTGTACCTATTCCTGATCCGCCAGTACCCTGTTGGATTGGGTATCCATTACCATCATTAGCTGCTGCCCATGGGGTTTGAACATTATTATACCAGTTTGTCCATGCCGGGTCTACGTTTGGGTAACCAGTATTATTATTCCAGAATCCACCAATCCAGCGAAGAGTTGGATCACTAGCAAAATAAAAGTGAGTATCAAATCCAAGGGTCATAACACATCCAATTTGGTTTGTTACTATAGCACTTCCTGTAATATTAGTAACTAAAGTTATACTATTAATTCTTCTCCAAGAATCAGTTGGATATTGTCTAGAGGTTATCCATTGATTACTTTGATAATTAGTGCTATATGTATCTCCTATTTGATATTGGGGGTCAAATGTTGGTGCTAGAAAATTAAATTGTGGTGGAACACCAGCAATAACACTTCCACTAGCTTTTAAAGTATTATTTATAAAAGCAAATTGATTTTTTGAAGTCTCCCATCCAGGTGCTGGGTATACTTTAGAACCTATCGAACCACTAATGACTTCTGAGATTAATGTTTGAGTAGTACCATTTGTTGATAATACTGACCATCCTCCAGGTAATGGGTTTTCATAGCAATTAAAAGCATATGAGGTTCCATTTGATGGAACTGTAGCAAATCCATTTATACTTCCATTAATGTCTCCTCCAATGTTACTTGGGAATACTTTTACATCTATACCACTCTTATTTATTACTATAACACTTTTTCCAGTAACTGGTTGAGGTAGCTTAACACAATAGTCTTGAGAAGCAGCATAATCTATAAGATTAATACCAAAATTTAAAGAAGCAGTAGTATTACTGAATCCAGCATATGATGCAGTTCCATTAGCTGCGATGGTAGTTAAAGTTTGGATTACACCTGAGCCAGATGTTGTGAATGATATATCTCCGCTGGCAATTAAGTTACCATTTAGATTTAATGAGCCTGAAAGTATTGACATGTTATTTAGGTGTTTATTTATAAATATGTAAAAAACCCTAAATATAAAGTTTTTTTAAATAACCTTAATAATTAATTCCTATAGATAAATTACATGATCCAGATCCAATTGCATTATCAGCCAAAGTTTGAGATATAAAATCTGAGTATGTGTTTATAAAAATAGCGTTTGCATTTGATCTAGAAGTATAAGCAAATAGTCCATTTGCTTGGTAAGAAGACGCACTACCAGTAGCAAATAACGCGACATTAATTGCCATACTCCCAGTAATACTACCTGAAGCTCCAGAAAATGAGCCAGATGATACAAACATGTATGACCCGGTTGTTAAACGAGACCATGAACCTGTAATAGCGTTAGTTGATTTTCCACCACTACTAGCTGTTATTTGCAATACATTACTAGCTGACTGATAGATAGATGCTGAATAAAGTGATATGTATGCCATTATTTTTAGTTTAAGATAAAGTTATAGAATATCTAGGAATAAGTTTTACTTTTGGTAAGGGTGCATTTAGATAGTGACCCATATGTATGCCCCAATGTTTAACTCTATATACATCATATGTTCCTGTTAAATTAGAGAAACTACCTATAAAATTTATCCCTAAATTAGTAGCCCCAAGACTACTAATAGTATTATTTTGAGATACATTCATGGAAAATTTAAGTGTACCTGGGGCACCTGGGGAAGCAGCCAAATATGGACTATCAGGACCAGCAGTAAATGTTCCTGGGGTTACTGAAGCTATCGCGTTTAAACCCATTCCTCCTGCTCCTACTCCAATATCAGCACCCATATTTCCTGGGTTAGCGTTCACCCAAGAAGTTAAAATACCATCACGAAAAGCAACCCATTGTGGGTTTGGATTATTCCAAGTTCCTGTAGCGTCCCATGGGTATGTAGGTTCTTCATTTGTTCCAGCATTATATATTTCACATGATAATCCAAGAGCTAAACTAAAATATATATTATCTTGAAGACTACTTGATATATTAGTTATAATTTTTATACTATTTAGTTTTTTCCATGGATTATCTGGGCGTTGGTGATTAAAAACATTAAAGCTACTATAATCACCGTAATTACTAGTATAAGTATATATTCCATATTGAGAAATCCCACCAGATGATCCTAATGAATTCCATGGATTTTGGGATGATAGTATACTACTACCAGTAGCTTGCATAGTATTATTAATAAATCCTACATTATGTCTACTTGCTGAAAATGATTGACCAATCCAAGGTGAGTTAAATTCACTTAATGAAGAAGTAATTGCTTCTGAAGTTAATATTAAACTATTACCAGTTGCTGATACTACCGACCACCCACCTGGTAGTGGGTTTTCATAGCAGTTAAATAAATATGAGGTTCCATCTGATGGGATAGAAACATATTCATCAATTCCACCGTTAATGTCTCCCCCAGCATTACTTGGGAATATTTTTATATCTATACCACTTTTATTAATTACTGTAACGCTTTTACCAGTAGTAGGTTGAGGAAATTTAACACAATAACTAGATGATGTAGCAGTATATATAATGTTAATTCCATAATCTAATGTAGAGGTTGTATTACTAGACCCATCAAATGAAGAGGTTCCATTTGGAGTTATAGTACGTACATTTTGTACTACAGCTGAGCTAGTATTTGAAAAAGTTAAATCTCCACTAGATACTATATTACCATTTAGGTTTAATGAGCCTGAAAGTATTGACATATATGTAAAATTATTTTATGCTAATCTAATTTGTACAAAACTTCCATTTCTGTATAATCCACCTACTGGGATACCAGCAGCAGCGGCCGCAGCATCATCAATATAGCTATTTAATACTAATCCTGGGAATACTATTGTTCCATTTCCAGCATTTATAGATCCTGAAATTACACTTATAGATCCTGAAATTACTAATGAACCAGTTATTTGAACTTGTGAGCCTGAGGCAAATAATAAATTACTTCTACTTCCAGTATTAATACCATTACCTATTACAAAAGAATTTGAACTGTAGTTAACTTGATTGTAACCACCAACAATAGTTTGATAATTACCACCAGCGTAAACAAATTGACCAAATGTAGCTGATCCTGTTCCAATAGCGTATGAACCTGTTCCTACAGAAAATGATCCTCTAAGATTTTTAATACTAGATCCACTAGGTATATTTGGAGCGATAAATACATTTCCGTTTCCAAATATCGCACCCATATTTTCACCATACGCTTTTATAGAAGCAATTTGGTTATTTGGTGATCCCATAAAATTGATAGAAGCAGAACTTAAATATAATTCTCCGAAGTATAATTCAGGATCACCTAAAGCTGTTCCTCCAGAGTCTACTGGTAGTAATGAACCAGTTATTAGTAATGGTTCAGTAGTATATAATGCTCCACTTATTGTAAGTGAACCAGTTATACTATGTGAACCAG